ATGCCTACGAAGCTACTCAAAGGCAAAGGCAATTAGAATCTCTCATGAGGATACAGAGACAGAAAATCAAATTACTCGATAAGGGCGGTGCTGATCCGGACGATCTGCAGAATGCTCGAATAAAGTACCAATCAACCATGAGGCAGTATAAGATATTCTCCCAGGAGATGAAACTGCCACAGCAGAAAGAGCGCATCTATCTTGATGGACTCGGGAAAGTGGCGTAATTAAATAGTGTACTAAGGGAAGTTTGTTGGATAATTACCGACCACTTCTCTTTTTTATTGAAAAATAGAAAGGAGAAATAGGATGGTAGAATTATGGAAAGATATTTCTGGGTACGAAGGGTTGTATAAAATCAGTTCGCACGGCAGGGTGTGGAGTTGCAGGTTAAACAAAGCAATGTCTTTAAAGATAAACAAGGGTTATTTGATGGTTAATCTAAAGATTGATAAAGCAGAGAAGAATTGTTCTGTTCATAGACTGGTAGCTATGGCATTTTTAGAGAATCCGCAAAACAAAAGAGAAGTTAATCATTTGGATGAAGATAAACTAAACAATCGTGTTGAAAATCTACAATGGGTTACCAGTAAAGAGAATGCCAATTGGGGCACAAGAAATCAGAGGATTTCGGATTATGTTAAAGCACACCCAGTAACAACTTATAGAACCAGTGATAAACGCTGGATAAGAGCCGGACGTCAAATAAAACAAATTAATAAGTATACTAACGAAGTGATCGCAACTTATAATTCAATCTCTGAGGTGGTTGAAAAATACGGATACCACCAAGGGAATATTTCGAGTTGTTGTTCTGGTAAAAGAAACGAAGCGAGTGGCTATATATGGCAATATGCCAGTTAGGAGGTGCTCCGAATTACATCTCCCTTCAAGACGTTGGGTTAAACGTCTTATTTTTATGCCCGGAGGAATGAATATGAATGCAGAAAAGAAAGTATTCAACTCCTTGATACAATTTGAAAATGGCTCAAATTATGAGGTTATAGAAAGTATAACGGTTATTGAATTACTGCTGACAGAGAGTATTTTAGAAAATCTTGCATTTATTACGCTTCATTTTCCTGATGGCCTAGAATGCAAAGTGAGAAAAGATAGAATATCAGTATTCTATGAAAACAGTGATTAACATGTCCATAAACGTGCTGGAGACGCTAAGTAATATTAAACTGCACGGATATTACAGCCGACAGGCTCAAAACGGAGGATATATATGAAATTAAGAAACCAGAAACTTAGATACAACTTGCAATTCTTCGCTGATGATAAAGGCGCAGGCGGTGACGGTACCGACAATACCGGTGATGATGGTGACGACGACCAAGACGATACTGATCAGGATGATAAAGGTTCTGATGGTAAGGGCAAAAAGTCGGATAAGACCTTTACTCAGGCAGAGCTTGACGAAGCTATTAAAGCCAGGTTGAAGAGGGAAAGAGAAAAGGCTAAGAAGGCGGAGCAGGATGCCAAGGATAAACAGGATAATAAAAATTCTGATGACAAATCCAAAGCAACTGACGATAAGGTATCGGCTCTGGAAGCTAAGCTTCTCTGTTTTGAACACGATGTTGCCAAAGATAGTGTATCCGATGTTGTCGCTCTGGCTAGAGCCTATGTCGATGAAGATACCGACTTTGAGGAAGCAATCGAAAAGGTAATTAAGAAATATCCCCAATTTGTTAAAGGTGCAGGCAAAAAGAAAGATGCTGACAACGATGACGATGGTGAGGATGATACTGATAACAAAAATGGTTCTTGGGGTCAAAGACAAAAAGGACAGTCAAAGAAGACAGATGCTGTCGAGGCTGCATTCCTCAAACGAAACCCGGGATTGAAACTTGATTAAGAAAGGTAAATGGTGAATTAAATGGCTCACGCATTACAGGAGAGATACTCCAAATTAGTAAAAGCAAAGATCAGAAAAGAACTGAAGCTTAAGGATGGCGTTGTATTTAACAACGATTATGAAGGTAGCCCGACCGCTGGAGCTGTTAAGATCCCGGTTAGAGATACTGAAGTTGCTGTATCTGATTACGATAAGGCAAACGGTATCACCGCAGGTACAGGAAGTACTACTTATGAGACCATGACGATCGACAAGGATAAGGCAGTAAACGAGATTATCGATGGATACGATGCCGCAGCCGTTCCGGATAATTTAGTTGCAGATCGTCTTGATTCCGCAGGTTATGCACTGGCTGCACAGATGGACACTGACGGTGGTACCGTTTTGGTCGCAGGTGCTACCGCTACAAATGTAGACCTACTCACAAAGGACAATATCTATAGCGCCATCGTAGACATTCGAACCGCAATGAGTAAGGCTAACATTCCGGATGACGGCAAGAGATATCTACTTGTTGTTCCGGATGCAATGGCTCTAGTACTTAAAGCTCCGGAGTTCATCAAGGCTTCTGATCTAGGCGATGCAGTTGTTCAGACTGGCGCAGTTGGTAAGATCGCTGGTTTCCTTGTTATCGAATGGAACGACAGCACCGCCAATCTGGCTATGGTTGCTGGACATCCTCGCTTCGCTACAAGAGCAGAGGAATTCTCTGTTCCAATTCATATTCAGGATATCAATGGATCCGGTAAGTACATCGGAGCATCCGCAGTTCAGGGCCGTGATGTTTATGCTCATAAGGTGCTTAGAAGTTTAGCTATCAGAGCTGTATACACTCCGGGAACGTTGGCGATCGCTTTGGCTCAAGGCGCTACCCCTGGCACAACTATTGCCACGGTAACAGGAAGCACAGGAACTTTGAAGTATAAAGTTAACCCTGCATCCAGAGCGACATATGATCTTGCGGCTGCTACTTATGGTGGTACCGCATTGACTTCAGGTACAACCGAAATTGTGGTTGCCGCAGGCGATGTAATTGAGATCGTAGATCTTGTGTCGTCCAAGGTTGCTAAGGTTGGATATGTTACTGTTTCTGCATCTCAGAGAAAAGCTTAATCTAAATTAGGAGGCGGTGCCAATGACTAATTACGCTGATTATGCGTACTATGATGGTACATATAAAGGGGCAGTTATTGACACTGCCTCTTTTGATTTGTATGCCAGAAAAGCCACTCAAGAGATTAAGAAGTACACACTTAACCGGGTTGACGAAGCAAACATTCTGGATGATGTTAAGATGTGCTGCTGTGAGCTTGCTGAGGCATTATTCAAAGCCGATCAGGAAGACACCAAAGGTGTTGCATCCGAAAAGGTCGGAGAGTACTCCGTATCATATGTAAGCCCGGAAGCCAAAGAGAAGCTGCTGAGCGTATCCGGTCGGAGCATTATTTATAACTGGCTTGCAATGACCGGTTTACTGTATCGGGGGTGTTGATATGTATACCAATGCAGATATGACACTCTATTCATGCAGTAAGGATGGTAAGTATACTCGAAAGGTAATTCATAATGTATTCTGGCAAGAAGTCAAGCAGAGCAATATTGATAAAACAGGATTAACTTCAGCGGATTCCCTAAAGGTGTTTATTCCGGCCAGTAGTGCTCCAGATGGATTAGACTTTACCACGAGTAAGGACTTGGTTATCAAGGGCGAGGTGTTGGCTGAGTTTGATAATACTTCTCAGGCTACGATATCGGCTTCATTGACGGCTCTTAAGGCTGCACATGATGTCTATACTGTATCAGTAGCCGATGGAAAGCTATACGGAAGCACAAATATGCAGCACTATCAAATATCAGGTAAGTAGGTGATCCGATGAGTATCGTTGTTAAACAGCCACAAGGTAAGATAATCTCTGTACATTACAAAAATGGTGGCGTAGGCTGTAGACTTCTTTGGAACCCAAATTTTAAGGATAAATGGTCCGGGAACTTCAACCGAGTGCAAACATTTGTAGATTCCGAGGTTATCAGGCTAATGGCTCCTTATACACCTAATTTAAGTGGTGTTTTAATAAAGACTGCTGTACTAGGTACTAAAATCGGTGAAGGCGAGATTAACCAGGTAGCTCCTTATGCAAGGTATCAATACTATGGGAAATTAATGGTATCATCTGTAACCGGTAGCGCTTGGAGTCATGGCGAAAGTAAGGTTCTTACCGATAAGGATCTTCGTCAAAATGCAGCAAGGAATTCTCTGGCCGGACCGTTCTGGTTTGAAAGAATGAAAGCTGACAAGAAGGAACAAATATTCAGAGGGGCTAGAAAGTTGGTGGATAATACATGAACATAATCAAATTGGTACAGCAATTATTATCTGAATATCCTAAGATATCCGAGTTCACCAATGATGTACATGTGGATTTTACAGAGGATGGCCCGACAAACTTTGGATTGTATCCTAATGGTGATCAGCTCCGGTATAAGGATGTCATAGGTAATGAATACAGGCAACACAATTTCGTGCTTTATGCAGAAAAGCAAAGTTTTAATGACTTTGACCGACTGAATAATAGCACTTTTTTATTGGAACTTACATATTGGCTCGAGGGAGCTGCTATGGATCAGCCAATAGAAGTAACTATCAATGAGCAGATGATAAGCGGAAAGTTAACTAAGTTGTCGAGCGCCAATGCGATGCTTTACAGTATTCCTACTGGCGATATTAACGACGGAGTTACTTATCAATTACAAGTCTATGCTCAATATACTTTAGAAAGGTGATAAAAATCATGGCAAAGATAGAACGTAAAATGATGGCTCACTATATCGATGGGGCTCTTGTGGCTCCCGCTGCATATTACCGACTCGGACAGGATCTGGAAGAATTCAACGTAGATATGAATCCGGAATTTGAGTCCAGAAAGAATATTATTGGTGAGTCCAGTACGCAGATGAAGGGTTATGATCCTCAGTCTTCTGTGTCTCCTTATTATGCAATCGTTGGGGATGGCATCTTCGAGAAGCTTCAGAACATTATTGATACCAGAGCTACAGGCGATGCAACCAGCACTACAGTTATCGAGGTTCATCTGTGGGATGAGGTTGTAGCTACTCCTGGTACTTTTGTTGCATATAGAGAAAATGCAACAATTGTTACTAATAATTACGGCGGTGACACTTCTGGATACCAGATTGAATTTGATGTCAAGTACAATGGTGGTCGTACTAAGGGAAAATTTGTTCTCGCAACTAAGGCATTTACCCCGGATGCTTAATTAACTTATTAGTTTCTATTTGTGGGCGTTGGTTCCTCCTTCCCAGCGCCCTATAAAAGGAGGTAGGAGAATGCAGGCTTTAAATTTTGATGATGGATATAAGCAGTTTATGATTAATGACGATCCAAACAGGGTGATCCGGTTCAACCCGGCAGATTTCTCAATTATAGAGAGAATAAAGACGGCTTATGATGAGATCGATAAAGCTATGAAGATTGATAAGGACATTGAACTGAAGCCCGACGGAACTCCGATCGGAGATCTTGCGGCTGCCTCTGCCGTAGTTAAGGGTATTAACGATACAATAAAGGCACAGATAGATTATATCTTTAACTCACCGGTATCTGAGTTGGTGTTTGGGAAACAGAGCCCTATGGCCATGGTAAAAGGTGTCCCGTTGTATGAAAGGTTTTTGAATGTAGCCATTCCAGTTGTTCGTGATGAGATCAAGGCCGAGCAAGAAGCGAGCAGAAAGAGAATCAGCAAATATACTAGCTTGGCAAGAAAAGATCTTATTAAAGGTCTTAAGAATAGTTAAGAGGTGTCAATATGATTGGTTATCTGCCACGGCATTTGACAGTAAACGGAGTTGACCGGGCTATTCGGAGTGACTTCCGAACTGCGCTATTAATATTCCAAGCATACAACGACCCGGAAGAGATTGAGAATGATTACATACACGACAAAACTGAGATTATGCTCCATTGTTTGTATGAAGATTGTGAAGGCATCCCTCAAGAGGATGTAATTGAGGCTATCGATAAAGGTAGATGGTTCCTTAATGGTGGCGGTACCGTAGATAGCAATTCGAATCAATCTAAGGCTAAGAAAACAATGGACTGGGAGCAGGATGAGCAGATTATGTTTGCAGCTGTGAACAAAGTAGCCGGCTACGAAGTAAGAGCAACTGAATATTTGCATTGGTGGACTTTCCTTGGTTTCTTTAATGAAATCGGCGAAGGTCTTTTTTCTTCTGTTCTAAACATTCGCAATAAGCTGAACAAGAAGAAAAAGCTCGACAAAGGCGAACAGGAATTTTACAGAGAAAATAAATCACTTATCGATATAAAACCTCGCTATACAGCTGAGGAGCAAGCGGAAATCGACCGCTTAAATAACTTACTCCCGAATTAGAAAGGGGTGATAGAATGGCTGTAGACGGCAGTTTACATTTTGATACCAAGGTTGATACCAAAGGGTTTACTAGTGGTACCAACACAATCAAATCTCAAGCCAATGGTCTGAAAAGTACATTCGCTAGTCTCGGTAAAGTTATCGCCGGGGCTTTTATTATTAAAAAGTCTATAGATATTGGTAAACAAGCCCTTGATATTGCATCTGATCTGCAGGAAGTTCAGAACGTAGTTGATGTTGCATTCGGTGATATGGCTCATAAGATAGAAGAGTTCGCTGATGCATCAATTGAGAACTTTGGATTGTCCGAATTGGCTGCTAAATCCATGGCAAGTACCTTCATGGCTATGTCTTCAGGTATGGGCCAGATGTCAGAACAAGCATCTGATATGGCGGTAAATATAACTGGTCGCCTGGGCGATATCATGTCGTTTTACAATAAGACGGCATCTGAGGCTGAGACGATTGGTCGAGCAATTTATTCCGGAGAGACCGAGCCTTTAAAAGCTATCGGCTTAATTGCCAC